TATACTCCAAGTCCTACATGATGGAAAGGTTGGATGGTTTGATGATGATATTGATGATGAGTAATAATTATAATTTCTACTTACTTCAAAAATACTTAATGTTCTATTATAAAGCATTAATTCTTTTAATCCACCATTATATGTTACATCTGCACCATCATCACCACTTCCGTTTCCAAAAATAAATGATGCAGTAGGAAATTGATCAGGAAATTTAAATGGAGTAGTGCTTGCTTGTGCTGCTATAAATGTTCCTATTAAAGAATTATTAAAATATAATTTAACTAAGTCTGTAACTTCACTATCAACTGTTATTGTATATAATCCATAATTAGCACTTCCTGTATAATAGATATTTCTGTCATTTAGAACACCTTGCTTATTTCTATATGTAAATCCTTGATTATCACTATCATAAATAATATCCCAACCTTGAGAACCGGTAACTGCTGGAGATGATAGATAAAATCCTCTATCAAATAATGTATGTGTTAATGTATCAATAGGAAGTTTACCAATCCATTGTACTGTATATGAGCCAGTGGGTTGATTAGTTAAACTTCCTGAAAAAGTAAGATAACTTCCTGTTGTAAATTCCCATGAACTAGAAACATTATTATAATTTATAGTACCAGAAACAATTGCGTTATTATTATTACCACTTGTATCATACCATAATGAACTAGTACCATAAAATGAAGAACTTTCTAAATGTATAATTAAGCCATTATTAACAAATGAATTTGAACAAGAAACACAATTTGTATAAGTAGATAATACTATTTGATTTAAAAACTCAGCTTGTATATTATTATCATATGAATTTAATTGATAACAATCTGTTAGTGAAGAGTTATTTGTAATTTGTATTACTTCTCCTAAATCTAAATCACCATCCGCTTCAAATGATACTACATAAGATGCGGTAGAATTACACGCTTGTAAACGATATTGTTGTTTATTACCCCAAAATGAAAATGGAATATACATATTATACCATTGATTTAATTGCCACAGTATACAATGAAGATGTATCAAATGATACAAATGTTAATATATCTGTTACATTTGAACTTATTGATGATGTATATGCTGAGCCTGTTATGAATTTTAATGAAGATGGATATTTTAATGATCCTCCACTAATTTGGTTAACTCTTAATGTTACAGTTTCTCCTGGTAATATATTGGTTGGATTTAAATATGTTGTAGATGAAGTTGGTAATGTTAAACTAAAGAAATTAGCAGCTGATAAATCCATACTAGCTGTATTAGATACAACTATTAAATTAATTACCCCACCTCTAACACTTCCACTAAATTGTTGATTTCCTACAAATATATTTGAACCTGTAGTTGCACTCTTATTATTAACAAATGCTATTGATGAACTTAAACTTTGAGTAGCTGAGTTAACATATGCATTTGTTGCAAATGTTGCTACTAATGAAGAACTATACGCTGCAAATGATGCACTATTAGTTGTAATCTGTGATTGGAAACTTGCACTATCTGCTTTATATTGAGAAGAACTAAAGTTTTCTAATAAATCTAATCTACTATCTACTGATTGAGAAAATAAAGTTACATTACCTATACCATTCAATGTAGATGAACTAATATCAGATGTTGCTTTAATTGAAGATGTTACTTCTAAACTGCCACTTACTATCACTCTACCTATTAGTGTTTGTGTATCTATATTTGCTTCATCACCGATTATATTTGAACCACTCGTAAAGATAATAGATGAACTTTCTATTGTTACATCTAATTCGTATGCTGATATTCTTCCTTTAACATATAAGTTACTTGCACTTATATTTCCACTTGCACTTATATCATTTACACTTAAATCATCTCTTACCCAAAGTGAACCTGTTATATCTTGAGAACCACTTACAGATACATTATCAAAACTTGATGTAGGATTAGTAAAAATATAATTACCAAACCATACTGCCGTATTTTGATTTATTGTTACTTCTACAAATTGTGAATTTACATATTGTTTATTTGTTACAACTGCATTACTTATACCATTTCCATTTGCTATCCAACCAATTTGAACTTCATTAATAGTAGGATATGCTATTGTACCTGATGCAAAAGAACCTGTAATTCTAATAATTGAATCTGTAAAATAATTACCACTATTAACATATGTAGGAGTTGATGATGTATATTCTGTATTAAATTTAATTGTCCCACTTGCTTCTAAACCTCTATGTGATACAATTGTATTATTCAAACTAATACCACTTGCACTAATTGCACCCTGAGTATTTACAGATACACTAATACTATTACCTAAACCATCTTGTAGGTCAGTCATTGTTGCACTAGCTGTATTATTACTCGCTAAGTGTAATAGAGATATGAAACTCTGTGATATGTATAAATTACTTAAACTTCCCATTATATTCTATTTTTATATTTTAATTTTGTGACCATGTCCTTGTTGCTACTACTGACCCACTATTCCATGTTTGTGGTGTTGTACTCCATATCTTTGGTGAAATCCATAACTCACATACCGAACAACTTACATAGTTTTCAAAAGGTAATGCTAACACTTTTAAGTTAACAAAATCCCAATCATCCGTATTATTAATTTGTTCTATAATCGTATAACACTTTAAGTTATCATACGAAGTTGTTCCATCATTTGAGTTTAGAGTATACTTACTACTAAACACCTGTCCTATACTCCCACTCTCATTCAATACCGCCTTATATCTATCACCCGTCAAACATTCTTCAATCACATATCCACTACCGGAAGGGTTAACTAAAAAAAAAAGACAACGATTTTTATCATTGTGAGTAGTTAGGCTAAAGGTTGCCACCCATCCTGCCAGTCCGTTGTTAAACCTATCTGAGAACGGAACACAACCGATTTCTCCATCTATCTCAAACCCTGCTACTCCTCTTTGTGTATATGATGTTAAATCGTTTAATATACCCAATGTGTTATTGTGTATATCAATTGTATCATCTACACCTTTGAAGTAATCTATACTTTGTTGATTAAGAGAACCTGATGATTCGTTATTCTTATTTTTAATTTTATCTGCTACCGTTAACTGAACTGTGTATGTTGTTACATTACTTCCAAATTCAGAATTAGTAATCAATACATTCCCAACAGGATATGCTGGAAATTCCTTTGTATCAAAATCAGTTAAATCACCATATGTTGCAACTCCAATAGAAGGATGATTCTTAAGTATTGTTCTAAAATAATTAAGAATGTTGTAGTATAGTGTATAATTTATACCGGTATTATGAACAATTTGTTGACTCATAGTTATTATAATTGTATTCCACCAAAGTATTGATTCGTTTGGTCAGGATATATTTGTGTTTGGTTACCAACTGATTCTAAGTATTGAGGTATCTCATTTGAATATGCTATCAAATAGTTTTGTAATCTCAATGCGTAGTAATCTGCGTTATTCAATGCCTTATTCAAAAGATAATCAATCTCACTCTTTGATGGTGTTACCGCTTGTTCTGATTGTTGTTTAACTGCACCATTAGATTTGAATTGAATTGAACTGAATGGAATATATTCTACACAACCATACCATATCAATGAGTTCTTAATATAATCATTCATTAAATCTTGATAATATTCAGATAAACCACTAAATGTATTTGCAGTGATTTGTGCTTGTAAATAATCAAATAGGACAGTTCCTAATAAATTCTTTAGGTACTTATCTTGTGCGGTTCTCATAAAGGGTAACAAAGCATCTGCATCGATTGCTCCTTGCAATGGTGAGTTCTTTATGATATCGTTTCTTGTTATAAAAAGAGCGTAAGCCATATCTTATTTTTGTTTTATTATTTCGTATTCTTGTTCAAAGAAAGTTGGTTTAACAAATGCTTGAGGAGTAGATGTTACTTCTGTATCAGTATCAACACCACCATCATCTATTGTTGCGTTACTATCTTCTTCAACCGTTGCTGGATTTTCCATTGAATCATTTGTATCTTTTTGTACTTCTTCAATAGTTTGTCCTGTTTCTTCTGCTGTTTCTGAAAGAATTACTAATGGAGTTAACTGGTCAAAGTATAATTCTAAATTATTATATCCACCTTCACTCAATGCGTAATCTAATGCGTTTAAGATTAAGTTTTGGAAAGGAGATATCGTCATTGTTTGTAAGATACTAAATGCAGTTTTCATTTCTTCTGATTGAGAACTGAAACCATTTCCTTTATCTCTGATACCAAATAGTAAAGGTGATGTTACTCTATGTGCTACTAATATTCTATCTTGTATATATTCTGCAACATACTGATACTTTTCATGTAAGTTACTGATATCAATTATATCTAATGTAGGTTTGTTTGCTGCATCATCATTAAACGATACCATAAATCTACCTGCGTTATCTGTTCCTGTGAACTTAGCTTGAAGTAAATCTTCTATTGTTTGTCTTTCTTCAGGTGCTGGAACTCCATTGTTGAAGTTAATCATTACTGAAGGTAAGAAACCATTTGTAATATTATTGTAATGTAAGTTAGAGATTTCTCCTTCACTTAAACCAAATTGTAATGCTGAAATCCAATCAGGTAAAGAGTAATAGTATAATCCTGGTGTATAATGTTTAATATAAAGGATTTCCATTTTATCTTTAGAAGTTCCAAAAGCAGGAATAGATTTCTTATTCTTTACTGCCCTATTATCATTCCAATCAGTACAATAGTAATACGTTTTTATTTTTGGTTCATTGTTTAACTTCTCTGCTCTTAAGTTCTGAACAGGTATGTGATACATCTTTATAATCTTAGTATGTTCATCATTCCAATATACTTGGTAAGATGCATTTCCGTATAGTTTCAAATCAAATGATACTCTCTTTGTTTCTTCTTGTGGAATTACTTTAGATAAAATCTGATTAAAGTTTTCATCTTTACTATATAATCCTTTACCAAATATTAAATCAGCTAATCCTTCGATACATGCTGCATTGGTTGTACTACAATTATATGCCGTAGTTACTGCTCCAAAGAAATCGTCTTGTCCGTATGCACCGAATGGTACCCATTGATAGCGAGTTTTTGTATCCTCACTTACCATTGGTAACCCATTATTTTGAACGTTTACAATACTAAATTTTGTTGTTTGCTTCATATTAATTCATTATGATAAATTCATTAGTACTCTCATGTGAGATATACTGAGTGTTTTGTGTTTTATATACTGCCTTATCTACTGATTGTGATTGATAAACTTGCAAAGAACCATGCCATATAGGTTCGGTACTACCACTATTCAAA